GGTCAAGGGCGTGATCAGGCGGGCCGCGCCGCCGGCAATCGTGCCGAGATCCTTCAGGGCCGCGTTCACGCCGCCCTGGCCGGCATACAGCTGCAGGATCTGCGGACCCTGCTGGGCGAAGATCATCGCCGGGTTCATGCCCATGGCAGCGGTCTGGCCGATATCGAACAGTTGATAGGACAGGTTCTGCCGGCGGAACTGATCATTGCGAGACGAGCCGCCAAACATGCCGGGCAGACCGTCGCGGCCTTTCACGGCGGCGATGGTGCTGAGAGCCATCTGACGCTGACGGCTCATCGCCGCGGTCATCTCGTCGGCCGAGATCGCCGCCTGGGCATAGGCCGTCCGGATCTCGGTGATTGCCTGCTTATAGTTCCGGATCGCCGCGTAAGTCGGATTGTACTTGGCCCGCAGGTTGTCGAGCGCCATGCCTTCCGATGCGAGAATGCCGGTCCAGGCGCGGGCGTTGTTGTTCGCCGGGCCGGTGTGGAGGCCCACCGATGCGTTGATCAGGCGCTGGAGTTTGCTTTCGGCCGTGGCGGCCGCATTGCCGATGCCCTCGACGGCCTCGGACGCGCGCGTGCCGCCCTGCACGGCCTGGGAGGCATCGATTTCGACTCTGGCAGAGATCCGCAGCGGCGAGGTCATGCGTCCACCTCATTGAGGACCGGCAACGCCGCATCTGCCATGGCGAGGATGTCTTCGAAGACGTGTGCCGGCGCGTCGAGCCGGCGCAACGTGACGTCCACCGCCGTGTGGTCGAGGCCGAGGAAGACAAGCGTCGTGGCAATGCCGGCCATGCTGCCGCTGACGGCCGGCACGACGCGCCACTGCGATGCGCAGGCTAGGAAGGCAGAGAAGGAGGGCCAGTTGCATTCCATGATTTCGAAGACTTCCTCGGCGTCGGGTTCGACAGGGGAGACGTTGACGTTCAGTTCCCGGAACTGCTGCAAAAGGTCATCGTCAACGGGGGCTGGCTTCGTTCGGTCGGGCCGGTCGGTGCGGCGGCGAGCCCAAGTCGCCGCCGCCTCTGTCAGTTTCCCAACCGTGCCTTTCCACTGTCGATGGCTTCGGCGTAGGCGGCGTTGATCGCCTCGCGGACGGAATTGCGCTTCAGCGCGAGAAGAAGGCTTTCGTTCGTGAAGGGCAGGACGTTGCCGTCGTCGTCCAGAACGCCGCGCCAGTTTCGGATGCTGCGCTGGAAGCTCTTGGTGTTGTGCTCCTCGAGGCGGCGCTCGAGCTCGCGCAAATTCTCGCCGCCCGTGCTGTCCTTGACCACGTCGAGGATGGCATCGCGCTCGCGGGCGAGTTCTTCGGCCTGGGCGCGATCAAGGATCTCGAATTCGATCTCGAAGGTGTGCTCTGCGAACTTGCCGGGCTTTTCCGGGTCGGGTTCGTACACTTTAACCGGCCACCAGGCCGTCATCGTCTTGACCAGTTTGAACATCGTTTTCCTCGTTTGAAACGTCTTCGAGGGCCGGCCAAAAGCCGGCCGCCGTCACTTCACGGTGATGGTGAATTCGTCGTTGCCGGCGCTCGTGGTGAACATCAGCGGCAGGGTGTTGTTCAGGATGCGCTGGGTCTCGCCCATCGTCGGCCGACCGATCTGGACAGCAGGCGCGGCAAACTCGACGATATTGCCAGGCGCAGTCCCGTGGACGGCCGCCAATGCGCCGGTGGCGTGGGTGTGGGCGATCTCGAACCAGTTCTTGGCCGAGAGCGCGACCGCCTCCATGATGGCGCTGCCGGTCATCTGGCGATCGACCTGCTGGATGCTTTCATGCCCGATCAGGAACCGTGGCTCGATCTGGTTGCCAAGGTCCATGGTGACGCCTTCGCAGGCGCCGGCAAGGCCGTGGAGCGAGAACGTCGTATTTGCCTTGCTGACGACAACCGGCTTGATGAAGCCGGAGAGGTCGATGGTCGGCAGCGCCGTGTCGGAGATGGTGCCGAGCAGGCCGGTCAGGGTGAAGGCGAAGCGCGGGATCTGCTTCGGCGTCAGGTTCATCGACATGGTGCCGCGCGCACCAAGCAGAACGTGGCGCACGCCATCGGCATTGAAATGTACCGATACCGATTCCTGGCCGCTGGAAACCGGGGTGTACACCACGTCAGTGCCGGCGGTGACCACCTCGGCAAGGCCGCAGCAGCGCAAAAGCGGGCCATAGTTGGGAGCATCGCCGGCCGTACCGGAGCCCGCGATCTCCACTTCACCGGCAAGGGTTGCGTATGTGCCGACCAGAACGACGCCCTGGTGGCCCATGTAGGGCACGACCAGGTCGCGGTTGACTTCCTCGCCAACGGACGGGTTGAAGACGACATTTGTCATCTGCATGGCGTTGGCAGCACCGGTCGGCGCGGCGTCCGTGCCATAGACGGTTTCCGTTTTGACGGTGATTGCGCGGTTGCGGAAGAAACGCGGCATGCTCAGGCTCCCTTCGTGGACTTCTTGCCGAGTGCACCGGCATGGTTGGTGGAGGCGGGGCGTTCATCCGCCTCCACCGCTGGGGACGAGGAGACCCCGGCCGACGCGGAAGTCTCCGCCTTCGGTTCCTCTGTGAACTGGATGCGCTCCAGCCCCTTTTCCGTCTTGATGTACGATCCGCCCTGCATGTCATGCCTCCATGAGGTAGTAGGCTGTGGTGTAGGCGTCCTCGAACCAGACCGTGCCGCCGAGCGCCTGTTGAAGTTCGCCGGCCAGGTGCTCCATGGGTTCGGCATGTTCGGCGTTGGTTGGGGTGAAGCCGATCAGCTTGCGCCGGCAATAGGCCTTGAGGCTGTCGATATCGTCGACGGCGGCGGCGTTGTTCAGCGCTGAGAGGTTTTCGGTGACGATGACGACGCCGATCGTCGCCTGGGTGCGCTGAAGCACGCTGCCGATGCGCTCGCTGGCTGTGGAGCGCTCATCGGAGATGAAGACGAAGACGGCCGGCGTATTCGTCGGGCGGTCTTTCACGTCGGCCAGCTGGGCCGCGCCGCCGGAAATCGCAAACGGAGTGCCCGTCTCCATCAGGCGGTCGATAATGCTCTGGATCATTGGGCGGCCTCGCTTGCCAGCCAGTCTTGGCCGGCCTTGATCATTGCGCGCTCGTCCTGGTCGCTGAAACCGAGGTACGGGCGCGCGGGAATGGCCACGACGTGCTCGCCGATCGTGACCTTGCGTTCTTCCGCGCCCTTCGTGCCGTGGCGGGTGAAGCGGTAGCGGCCGCGGATGCGCTTCAACGACATGCGCTGGCTGCGCGCCCACTGCTGGATTTCGCCGCCGAACTGATGCGGGCCGGCATAGACGAGGTTCGTCCCCACCTCGGCGCTGGTTTCGTCCGATTGCGTCGTAAGGCTCTGATAGAGCCGGGTTGAAACGCGCAGGATATTGGCCGTCCCGCGAACGCGCCGGCCGACGCGGCGCTTCGCCGTGCGCGGCGACAGCGGCTTCCATGCGATGCCCTCCGGGTCCTGCTGCCGCTGGAAGCGGCGCTGGGTCGAAGACAGCATGAGGGCGGCAAACGTTGCCATAAGCTCGCCGGGGTGGCGGGCAGCCGCGACCAGGCGGCCGATGACTGCCGAGGCGGTATCCTGAAGGGTGATCTTGGAGCCGGTCATTACAGGCTCCTCAGGCTGTCGCGGGTGAAGACACGGTTGGGAGCGGACGCCTTGACCGAACCGCCACCGGCCTGGGCGGGCGCCACGCCTTCGGCATCAAGAGCGATGAGGCCTTTCGAGACGTCCTTCAGCCACGCAACTGCCTCGGCATAGGCGCGCTCGACCGGGCCATCCTTTTCGGCCGCCTTGCCGTGCAGGTAGTAGCGCGCGACGTCGCAGGCGATCTTTGTCAGCATCGGCGGCTGCGCCGAGAGCGGCAGGCGATAGACCTTGCCGACGTACCCGTCGATCAGCGCATCTGCATCACTGAGCGCGCGCGTGACGGGTATGTCGTCGATCGTGGAGGCGGGGCGGTTGACCTTGTCGGTGAGCTGGACGAGTTCCGTCTCGCCGAACCGGTCAATAAGCCCCTGTTTCGTGGCGTAGCCCATCAGAGGTACTCGACGGTGATGCCAGGATCATCGATCAGCGCGGCGATCTGTTTGAGCGTCAGTTGGCCAGGCTCAAAGGTCTGGCCCGCTTTCGAAAGCGCGATACCAGCGCGACGGAAGCCATCGCGGGGGCCGGTCACTCGGATCGCAACAGAGTTGACCTTTTCCGTGGACGCGTCCTCGGCTAGGCGCAACCGAGCGATGTAGTCATCCGCCGACATAGAAGAGCCCTGGCTCGCCAAGACCGCGAGAAGGCGCTGCCCGATATCAGCAAAGTGCAACAGCTGCGCCACGTTGTCGGCCGCCGCTGCGACCAGGACGTCGTCAAGCGTGAAGACGGGACCGGCATTCGCGCCGGTCCCTTCCGCCGCATCGCCCTGGGAGGCCTCGGAATAGGTTTGCAATCCCCGCGCAACGGCCGTGATCGCGTCGGCCTTGATCTTCTCCGCCGTCACGCCCCCAACATCAGACGCTTCGAAAACAACGAAGGACGATGCGTCCTCGCCGCCGGACTGCTGCCCGCGATCTGCGAGGCCGGCCGAATTGCCGGCCTCGCCGTTCAGGTCGCTCTCGGGGGGATTGGTCCCGTCCGGCCCGTTGGTGCCGGACGGGCCGCCTTCCGTCTCATTGACGGATACCACGGAAGGCTGGCTGCCGGTTCCGACGCCCTTTGCAGCGTCATCCGCGGCCGGAGTATTCGTCTTGCGCTTGCTCATGTTCTCTTCCCTTCGGAGTTTGCGAAGAGGATCGCTGTCGATCCCCTGCGGAAAATCCGCCCGGCAGAAGCCGGGAGGAAATCTCGGCGCGTTCGCTCAGGCGAAGAGCGATCGGCTTTCGAGACTGAGGCCGTGGGTGCGGTAGCTGTCGCGATAGACCGGCTTCAGCGCGCCGATGATCCGGAACGCGACCAGCTTGGCCGGCGCGAGGAAATGGAAAGCGGCAGCGAGAGGTGCGGCACGGATGAAGCTCATCACGGGCGCCGCCAGCGCTACGGCCACAGGGCCGACGATGTAGGCGACGATGAAGGACAGGCAGCTGCCGACGACGGCAATAAATCGATTGGACATGTTCACTCCTGCTGGCTGTGGAAAGGACCCGCCCGGTTGACCGGGCAGGCTAGTTCGCGGCTGGAGAGGTCAGGCCAGCCACGGAACCTCAAGGATCTCGGCCGTGTTCGCCCACGGGTTGGATTCGCCGCCGTTAACCAGCACGCTCTGGACGATCTTGCGGGCAGCGCCGCCAAGCGCGGGCGGGACGACAAGAAGGTTCGGCACGAGGCCAAGCGGGCGCCCCCTGTCGCCCTTGAACGACATGATCGCGACGCGGGCGGCCTCATAGTTCGCCGCGGTCAGTTCCTGCTTGGACCCGTAAGCGAACTGCCAAAAGCCGAAGCCGACCGCGCAACGGCTGTCGGTGCCGTACTGGAATTCCTTGTTGGTGAAGACGTTGCTGTCGTCCGGATTGTCGCGGGCGACGAACTGCGGCTTCTTGCGCTCCTGGAAGATCAGCGGCTTCAGCGCGCGGTTGGTGCAGAGCAGGAACCAGGGCGTGCCGTTGCCGCCGCCGGAGTTGCTGACGGCGGTGACGGTGCCATCTTCGTTTTCGACCGGGTGATCGGTGTCGAAGAAGTACTGGCCGTCATAGCAGGGCGTGGTGAAGCCGTTTTTCAGGAGCGGCCAGATCAGCGTGTCGGGATGTGCCGCGACGGCGGCGCCCATTTCCTTGAAGAGCGGCGAATAGATGCCGAGGTTATCGTCCTCGATGTCGTCGCGGTCGACGCCTATCGTCTGCTCGTAGCTCTTGTTCGGCAGTGAGTAGTCGAACTCGGAGATGTTCTGGACTTGCCGGGGACCGATCCACTCGCGCATGCCGGGGATCTTGCCGAGCCAGCCGTATTTGTTCTCCTTCGTGGCGGAGGGAACGACGGTGGCGATGCGGGCATAGAGCGAGGGAGCTTCGGACAGGCCCTGCTGGAAGTTCGTCTTGAAGCCGACGCGCAGGCCGGCAAGGTTCTGACTATTGATGATCATGTGAAAGACCTTCGAGGCGGTTTCGAGGAGGAGTGACGGGACGGTTGGCGGCTAGTCGATGCCGACCTTCACCCAGACGCCCAGGCTGTCGACCATGACAATCTTGCCGGCGATCGAGCGGGTGTTGGTGGCATGGGTCTTGGCCACGGTCTGGTCATCGACGATGTAGCAATCGTTTGCGACATCAGCGATCGTGATGAGGTCGGCCGAGGCCGAATTGGCAAAGCGGTAGATGCCCGGCCGATACTTGGCGGACTTCGCGCCGGCGGCGCCGCCGCTGTTGTCCACCTGCTTTTCGATGCGGCCGGCTGCCTTCAGCGTCGTCGAAGTCGATCCGGGCACGAGATAGCCGGCAGCGTTGAAGCAGCCGAGCGAGCCGCCGAAGAGCTTCGTTGCGGCGGCGACGCCGGCTTCATAGACACCGCCTTCAAGGCGCGGCGTGTTCCTGTCCTGGGTAAGCGCGGTCATGGCGCCGGGTCTCCTGTAGGAAAAGAGGGAAGTCGGGAAAGCGCGAAAGAGAACTCAGAGCGCGGTTTCGCGTTCGGCCTTCAGCGTCTCGGCGTAGGCCTTGGGGTCGACGCCCATCAGCTGGGCAATGTGGCGCTGCCCGTCGTCGAGCGTGACGTTTCCGTCCTTGTCGAGGGTGGGGGCTGCGGCGGTCGCGGCCGACGCCGAGCCGATGACCGGCAGGGCGCCGATTTCCTTTTCGACGCGGGCGGGATCCTGCGCATGCATGGCGATGTAGTGGTCGCGCAGAGGCTTGACGCCGACGCGGCCCTTCTTGATCTCGCCATCAACGAAGGCGGTTGCCTTTTCGGTTGCCGTAGAAGTCCGGAGTGCGGCGAACTTGGTGCCGAGGTCGGCGAGCTCCGACTGGAGGGCGGTGATCACCGCGCCGTCACTGGTCGAAGTCTTCAGACGTTGGACGCCGGCAAGAACTGCGGCGGCATCGCTGCCTGCGGCGACGCCGGCGGCTGCGGCGATCGGGTCCAGGGCGGATTGCAAGGCGGTCTGGTCGCGGCGACCAACGGCGGCAAGCACGTCGGCCTCGCTGGCGGTTTCGGGCAAGCCGAGGGAGGCGGCGAGCTTTTTCAGGAATTCCATGGGTTGCTCCTGGTGAAGCGCGGTCAGCCCGCGCAGGTTCGGTTTGTTGACGAGGGAAGCGCGAAGGATGGCGGTCACGAGACCGTCCGCGCGGTGGCTGATGACCGGCGAGATGTGCCGGTAGGCGCGGTCGGCCATGAGGGCGGCGCCGGCTTTCGTCCATTCGACCTTGCCCCAGATGCCATCGTCGCGGGCTTGAAGATCAGTGATCCACCCGCGCGCCGGCGCCGGCTCGCCTTTCGGGGCTGCAAGGTCGGTGGAGTGGTTTTCGTCGAGGACCAGGCGCGCGCCGTCCGCCGCCTGCAGGCTGATCCGGGCCAGCGCTGCGGCATCGGCCACCCGGTACGGGCCGCGCCCATCGAAGGTGGACAGCAGCTGGCCGGTTGGGACGAGGTGGATCCATTCCGGCGCGTCGGCGGCGTCGTCGGGCAGCGCGACAGCGGAGCAGAGCGCGACGCTCGAAGCGGCGTCGGAAGCGGAATGAAGCGAGATGAAAGAGCGGTTTGTCATGCCCGCTATCTAACGATGCGGGCCGGGGCCAATCACTGATCTGAAATCGGACTGGCAGTCGCCTGAATTGCTGTCCGGCGTAGGGAAATGATTACAGTGCGACCTGCCACGTCACAATGGGGAACGGCATCAATTTTGAAGCCGCTTCAAAGCCCATAGACGCGCATGACGGGTAAAAACGGCCAACGGGGCAGCGGAAGCGACAAACGCGCTGTGTGGCCGATTATTGCGGTTCGGGTGGCGCCGGCGTATATTGGGTTGTGATCGCCATGGTGTCCGGGAAATTCGCACCGGTCGGGCGCCCGGTTTACCGGCTGTCCAACGAGGATGTGGCGTACCTCCTTGGCGATCACATAAGCTCCCCTGAAAGAACAACGTAAGTGTTCACGTCCGTCAAGACGCGCAGTTCCACGAGCCCGGCCGTGCGGATCGAGTTTGAGACGACCGCCTGCCTTCCTCCCGGAGCTTTTGCCTTCTCTGCGTAGTTCAGGCGGACGACAAGCTTGCCCTGGCGCAGCGATCCCGGCGCATCGAAGACGTACAGCAACTCGCCGCTCCGCAGATCGAGCAGGATCGCCCGCGGCGATGCCAGCATGTCGGGCATGGATTTCAGGATCTCGGAGGAGACTGCCTGGTTGCGCGCCTGCTTGGCGGCGCGAACCATATGCCGGACCTGCTTTTGTGTGATGGTGATGGCGGCACTGACGGGATCGATGCCGCGCGCTCGGAGCGCCTGAAGCGTTTGCGGATCGATGACGCCGGCGACGACCATCGCCGGATCGATCGCGCCGCCGGCGGCTGCCTGGTCAAACCAGTCGGGAAACTCCCGCGCGGTCGGGCGGCGCAGAAACGTCGGGAGAGAGCCTGCCGCCGCTCCGAGATCCGCGGGTGCCTCGATCAGCTTCTTGCCCGCCTGGAGCGCTTTCCATCCAGCTTTGCCGGGATTGTAGGCCCAGCCCGGATCAATGCCGTCAGGAACGCGGACCACTTCGCCGGTGCGCTTGTTCAGGTAGTCGCGATAGGTATCCTCGGGAGGATCGAACTTCAGGTCTTCGCCCTCTGCGATCAGCTGGTCGACCTCGTAGCGCGACAGGCTCTGCAGGGTGCAGCGGCAGTTCCATCCGCAGGGCGGCGCCCATTTGTCCCAATAGGGATGATCGACGGGCAGCACGAGATTGTGTCTGGCCCGGTGCGCCGGCCGGGTGCGATCGTCGAGAATGCAGACATAACGGAGGAACGGCCGTGAGGCCTTGTTGCGCTCGAAACCCGCCCAATGACCGGCCGCGTAAGACACCCTCATATTGGTGTCGAAGATGATTTGAAGCCGCCTCGGCGTGCCGAGCGTGGCCATGACCATCTCGCCGGTCTGCGGGTCCATGACCAGCTTTCGGCCCCACCAGCCCTTTTCCTGAAGGACCGGCACCAGCTGCCGTGAGAACTGTTCAAGCGTCCGGCCTTCGGCCAGGGCGCGCATCATTGCCGCATCGATATCCTTGAGGATGTCGAAGCCGGCAGACTTCGCGACCGTGACCTGGGTCGCATGCTCCTGCTCGAACAGATCTTGCCAGGAGAAGGTTTCAGTCAGCGTACCGCGGCGGGCTTCATAAGCCGCAATCGCGTCGGCCGGCGGTAGCGGTTTCAGTTCGACCGCCATCAGGACAGGTCTTCGCCATATTCACCGGCCAGCCGCGCATTGAACGCAAGCCGCGCCAGCTGCTCGGCCAGGGCGTCGGCATCCATGGCACGGAAGTGATCGGCAAGAACCCGGCGGGCTTCCTCGACGGAGCCGGCGGCAGCGATCTTTTCTTCGAGCCCTTCGATCATAGGAGCGACAAGCGGCTCCCAGGCGTCGTCATCGAGCGCGGCCGCGGTTGCTTGATCGATGGCGTCGCGGCCGGTCGAGGTGCCCGCAAGCTGGAGTGCCGTCTTGTCCTTCGGATCGACCGGCGGCTGATCCTTGTCTTGCGCTGGCTTCGCCGGCGCACCAAGCAGCTCCTCGTCCTCGTCGGGATCGGGAATACTGAGCCTGTCGCGAACGACGGACATGCCGACCTTGCCGCCCATGCTGACGAAGGTCTTCACGTTGCTCATCCACTTGTCCGTGTCGACGGTCTCCGGACGCCCGATGCGGATCCTCGGATAGGCCTTCTGCGGTCCCCTGTTCAGGTCGATGTAGGGGCGGGCAAGATCGCGGGCGAGCGTCGCGCCGAGCTGCTTGGCGTCAGAGCGCTCGATATCGTCCTTCGTGCTGTTGTGGACCTTGCCGACCGCATAGCCGCCGGCGATCGCATCCGTGGTGCCCGTCTGGCCGAGCACGACTTTCGACACTTGCCGATCGAGCCAGTCGGAACGCTTTTCATAAAGGTCATGTGACCCGGCGAGATCGGCCTTGATGAACTCCACCGCCATGTTCAAGGGCACGATCGCCGAGTAATCCGCGCCGATGTTGGCGACGGCCTGGGCAAGGATTTCCTTGTCGCCTTCGGTGGCACCTGGTCCATACTTGCCGAGCCGCAACGGCTGGCCGTAGGCTTCACAGAAGATGGCCCAGTCCTTCGCCGTGAACGACTTGAACAGGAACGTCCAGCAGACGGCGCGGGCGATGCCGCCGCGGATGGGCAGCCCCGACTTCACCTTGGCCTGATGGAAAATCCATTTGAACGGTACGAGCGGCTGATGCTCGCCGGCCTCCCGCAGGAGCGGGATTTCGCCGGTGAGATCGTCGAAGGTGAACCACCGGGGATCGCGCCACTTCAGTTCCCGCGGCTCGTGCTGGCCTTCCGAGGAATCCCAGATGATTTCGGTGCATGAGAAGCCTTTGCCGATCGCATCGAGAATATCGACCATCTCGCTTTCGAAGGCATCTCGCTGCAGGAACGCACGGACCATGTCGGCATTGTCGATATCGGCGGCGGCGTCGCTCGCCGCTTCCACGGTGATCTCCAGTCCGGCCACCTGAAGCTTGCGAGCGCCAAGCACGCCGGCATAGTGAAGGTCGCGCTCTTCCATGTCCTCGGCAAGTTCGAGGTATCCTTCCGGATCGCCCTGCAGGCTGGAGCGCAAAAGCCGGGCAAGCTTCTGCGGCGTGAGGCCTGAAGCCTGATGGTCCATGTTCGGCCGGCGCACGCTGGTCAGCGTCGGCGCGGCCTGTTCCTGTTTCAGTTTGGCGGTGCTGACGGGATTGCCCCACTGGTCGAGAATCTGGGCCATCAGAAAATGCCTCGCGAACGGCGCATTGAACCCAGACGGGCGGGCGCATCGTCATCATGTTGGGAGTTGGCAGCGTCGAACCTGCTGGCCGTGGGCCGAACCGGCCGATAACCGTACTCAGTGAAATCGAGCTTGCTCGCATAGTAGGCAAGCGCGCCGGCCGGTGCGGTGTCGCCATGGCGGTTGTAACCATCGGCGCCCTTGGCGGAATAGTCGTCGGGCACCTTGACGATGCCATTCACATAGGCGAGCGCCTGGTGGTCGGCGAGCACGTCGGCGTCGAAGGGATAGAGTACACTCTTGTCGCTGAACGCTTCGATGTAGGGCACCATGTGCGCGGCGTACCAGGACGCCGACAGCATGACTTCCTGCATGCTCTCGCCCCAGCGCTGGCGCGCCTTTTCCGCCAAATACTGGCCGTTGCCGCGTGCGTCGAAGGCACCGGCCACACGGCGCGGCAGGCGATCGCCGATATAGAAGAGGATATCGCGCTGCTGGTCGAAGGGCACGTTCTTCAGCTCGACGATGAGGACGGCCCGGCGCACCAGGTCCAGGCCGATCTCAGGAACGACAAACGCCGTCTTGTCGCCCGATCGGGCAAAGTCACCGCCGATGCAGTGCTGAAGGCTGATGTCGAGACGTTCGAGACGAGGCCTCAAGACCGTCTCGCAGAATTCTAGGGTCTGCCGCTCGCGCTCGTAGTCGTCAAGGTTCTTGAAGTCGTCGGGCCGATCCCACCGGATGACCGGCGGCAGGTCGCGGCTCATGCAGCTTTCAATGAGGACTCGAGAGAGGGCCGAACCCTCGGCCTCGGCCGGGATCGCGTCGAGCTCCTGGCGCATCTTGGCGGTACGCGTGCCATAGGCCGAGCGGATCTCCGCTTCCCAGGCTTCCTGCTTTTCCTGCGACCACTCATCGCCTTTGATCAGGCAGACGCGCTTGTAAAGACCGTTCTGCACGGCATCGCCGAAGCTGAAGGTGTGGACCTTGAAACCGTTCTTCTTCGCCTCGGCTTCCTTGATCAGCTCGTTGAACGGGTTGGTGATGCCGTTGTGCGACGAGATGATCCTGATCTTGCCGCCCCAGATCAGCAAAGCGCCGACAGCGTCGATGACGTCGCGGACGTCCCGGTGGAACGCCGCCTCGTCGATAACGACCGTGCCCTGAAGACCGCGGATGTTTTCCGGGCGGGAGGACAGCGCCTCGATGCGGAAGCCTGAGGCGAACTTGATGATGTAGCTCGATATCGCCTTCGTGGAGCCGTCTTCCTTCTGGTCGAAGAAGATACCGTCCTCGATCGTGAGCAGCTCGCCGGCGACGGTCTTTGCGAAATGAGCCGCATAGCCGATGAACTCGCGGCCCTTCGGCTTGCTGTCGGGGATGTAGAAGACGTTCTGGCCGCCGGCCGAGCGCTTCGCGGCGGCGATCAACGTGCAATCCAGCGCCTCGGCGAACGTGATGCCCGTGCGTCGGCCCTTGGCGCAGATCTTCAAGGTGCTGTCGTCGCCGATCCATTCGGCCTGGTGGGCCATCAGGACGCCTTCGGCCAGGGGATCGAAGTCGTCGGGAACGTCGCCGCCGCGGGGCAGCGCGCCGGGGATTTCTTCCGGGTCTCGGGCCATCACGGGCGGGTCGCGCCACTCGCCTTTGGGGAGATCAACCATCCTGGTCCTCGGCCTTCTTCTTCGGTGGCCGGACGCCGAGGAACTTTTCCTTGGCGCGCTTGATCGCAGCCTTCGACACGCCGGGCTCGTTCTCCAGCATGTCGAGCGCGGCCTCGGCCTTCTGTTTCATTTCCTCTTCGGCCTTCCGGGCCTTCTCTTCGGCCTGAAGCTTCTGACGCCGGCCGGTCGAGGCGTTTTCGGCCTGGGCAATGCGAAGCAGGGAAGCGGCCGCGTCACGGGCTTCCTCGAAGGTCACGGTGCGATCGGACGCCGCTTCCATTGCCTGGAGCACGAGCGTCTTGAGCATGCGCGTGGACGCCTGGGTGAGCTTGTCCGCGTCGGCGCCGTTCGTCCTGTCAACGATGGCGTCAGCAATCATCTGGCTGCGTTGCAGCTTTTGCGTCAGCTTGCCGAGGCGGATGTTGTGCCGATTGAACGACGAGAAATGCGGGATGTCGAAATCGAGACCAAGCTCGCCCTGCAGGGCAATGAGCTTGTCGCGGAACTCGGCATAGATGTCTGTCTGGCTGCGCTTGCGCTCTGCCAGCTCCTGCGACGCCCAAGCGACAACGCCTTCGCATTCTTCGGGCAGAAGGTCGATCGAAGACAGGCGCGGACGAGTGTGCGGAGCCATGGTCTACTCCGCGTCGCCGGGCGGCTGGATGCCGGCAAGGTGATGTCGGCCCTCGACATGATCGCGGCCGGCGCGGGTGAGAACGGCGCTGGTCTCGGTGCCCTCCGTGCGCGTTTTGATCGCGCCGGCGTTCTCTTCCATCCACAGCAGCTGATTGCGGATGTAGTCGCGCGACTTTCGGTAGGAGAAGCGCTCCAGGCTCTTCTGGATCAGGAAGGTATTGGTCGAGCCGCCGGAACGGGGGTCGGCCAGATCCTTCAGGATGATCAGGCGAATGTTCTCATCCACCCACTTCTTGTAGTCGTCCGGGACCATGTCTCTCAGCCCTTCTGCTTCAGGAGGAAATCTTCGACGCGGCGCGTGGCGCGCTCGGTTGCCTCCGAACTCTTCGCAATGCTGGCGATCTGCCCCTTCATGTCGGCCATATCGACCTGAAGGCGGTTGACGGTTTCCTTGTCGGGGAGGTGCGCCATGTTCGTTTCGAGCGACTTGAGGCGATCGGAGTGATCGTCGACCTTTTCCTCAATCTTCGCGATGTGCTCGGCGTTCTTCTTGCTGCCCGAGCCGATGAACAGCACAACAGACGTGCCGACGCTGATGAAGAGTGCAATCAGTCCGAGCCAATCCTTGAGGGCGGCGATATCGATCATCTGTGAAACTTCTCCGCCTCAAGCATTTCCTGGCATTCGATGCACCGCTTGGCGAACGGCGCGGCACGGCGGCGTTCGATAGGAATCGGCCGATCGCATTCGACGCAAACGTCACTGCCGCGTGCGCGCACGACAGCGCTTGCGTCCGCCACAAGGGCGTCGCGCTCCTGCTGTTCGCGGAGCGCGGCGCTATCGAGAGAGTTATTGCCGCCAAAGTTCATGGAGACTTTTTCCACGTCTTCACGGCTTCGACGGTTTGGCGCCCGATCTCCTTGACCGTGTGCCCGCCCATGTAGAGCGAGATAAACCAGCCGGTGAGCGTCATCAGGGTCGGCGCGTCGATTGGCTCCAGCGCAATTCCGAAAGCCCGGACGAGCGGGCCGAGCAGGAACGCGTAGAGCCAGAGGAAGGCCAGCAGGTACATCCAGCCCCAGCGCCACGCCGACGCCCAGAAGCCCTCCGCCGTCTCGGCCTGAAGCAACGCGAACTGCCCGACCACGCCGCGCTGATACAGCTGGATCAGATCAGGCGTTGCCGCTTCCACGTCGCGGACGGCGTTGTCCAGTTCCTGCGGATCGACCTCCGGCAGCTTCTCCGGATCGACGCCGACACGCTCGGCGATATGGTCGATGACGGTTCCGGCAAGTGTGCCGGGCAGGCCGCCAACGTGCTTGCCCAGGATGGACTTGACGACAGGTGCGCCGACTTTGGCTGCGATGCCGGTGAGGGTGCCGATAAGGAGGCTCATGCCTGTTCTCCGAAGTAGGGCTGGAGGGCGGCAAAGGACTTGCTGCCGAAGATGCCATCAACGACGAGACCGTTCGCACGCTGGAAGCCCATCAGGGCGCCTTCGGTGCCCGGCCCGAAATCGCCGTCGATCGTGAGGAAGTAGAAGCCGGCGCTGCGCAGCGCGCTCTGAAGGCGGTCGACCGGCTCGCCCCTCATCCCGCGCCGCAGGACCGGGAAGTCCTGTTCTGCCGAAAGCGCATCGGCGACGAGGGTCTGGATGACGGGCTTTGCCCGGGCAAGAAAGCGGGCGCGATCGTCGAGGCCGTTCCTCCCGCCGTTGATGATCTTCGTCACGGCGACCAGGTCGTCGCGATCGGCGACTGCATTGAGCTTCTTGGTCTGCCAGAAGAAGATCACTGCCCAGCCGGCCCACGGCCATGTGGCGACCAGTTCGGGGGACGTTTCGAAGTCCGGAGCCTTGGGCGCGCGGGCGCGCATCCAGATCGTGAACGCGCGGTAGTTGGCACGGCCGGTCAGCTGGATCGGGCCTCTGCCCTTAAATCGCTTTCCGTCGCCGGTCTGGGTGTTGCCGAGATCGGCGCGCCCTTCATAGGCGGCTCCGGAGGCATACTCTTCGAGCGTGCAGAAACCGTCGCTCTCATGGGCGACCTGGGCGAGGAAGTGCGACACGCGTAACGCACTCGAAATATCCGCAACGGGCAGCAGGCTTGGCAACAGATCGCCGAACTTCTGGATGATGTCGGCTTGCGCGGCCGCCTTCAGCTTCGGCGCGATTGGCGCAATCGCCTTCAGCGTCGAAGCGGTGATACGGGAGGTGAGCATGGAAGGAACCCTTCAAGATGAACTTGAAGGGACAGTGGGCTGTTACGTTACCGCGATCACTAGACCGAAATCGGACTAGCTAGAGCAGTTTGCCCTGGTCGTCGTCTTCGTCGAGGAGATTGGCGATCGCCTTGGGGTTTCTGGCCCGATGCTCGATCACGGTGGAACGGGCCACGCCGGTGAGAGAGACGATCTTGTTAATGGAATACCCTCTGGCGATCAGATCGGCAAGCGCTCTTGCGCGACGACGCTTGTCGCCTGCCATGACGGGCGGAATGGTGATGTTGTTTCCGCCGAAAACGCCAACGAGGGCCAGTGCGCTTTCGTAGCTGATCAGGCCGGCCAGCCAATGGTCGCTATCGACCTTGACCGGGATATAGATCTGCTGCCCGGCCTTTTCGGTGCCGAGGATAAGTGCCGCCCGTTCACCCGCAACGTCGGCGATGCGGTTGAGAAGGGGCGTCATCCATGCGCGATCGGCCTGGGCAGCGTTGGTCACTGCGGCCTCCAGATGCCAAGCTTGGACTCGAGGCGCACTTGTTCGGCTGTCAGATTGATAACCCGCTGTTCCATGCGAATGCGGGAGCGGGCGTCACGGCCGCCCTTTTGAAGGCGCTTCAAAAGCTCTTCACGCTGGGCTCGAACCCGGTCCAGCTCGGAGCGATCGAAGAGAGGCAGGCAAACGGCGGCATGCATTCGGCTGGTCATATCGACACCTCGAATAGCGTGGGCGTTTCATTCTCTGATGCATTTTTCTTCTTGCGCTCGGCGGCGCGGCGGGCGGCTTCGCCCGGCGTGGCAAGCGCGCGATCGGCGTCGCGGGTGTAGCGGTCTTCCATGCCCGGCGGCAGGTGCCAGACCTCGGTGCGGCCGGCGTGCTCTTCGTCGAGCAGCCAGATGTACCAGGCGTAATCCGTGGCGCTGCTTGCCTCCGGATCCCAAACGCCCTCGATCATAGGGACGCGTTCGGCAAAGGGGCAGAAGAACCGGGGCGGGCACGGCCCGAAAATGGTGTCGTGCCGCTCCTGGCCGGTGATCCAGCCGAGACGGCAGAGGAAGGCAACGCCTTCCGTCGCGATCGATAGGGCGCGCTCAAGGAAGGTGGACGCGATCTGAAATGGTGGGTTGCAGAAAATCCAGTCTGGCAGCTGGTGACCATCGGCGAGAAGCGTCTCGCGGGTCTCGAATGTGAAGTCGCGGATCTCGGGATTGATGCCCCAATCGTGCACGTCGGACAGGTCAACGGCGCCGAAGGATTCCCGCAGCGCTGCAACCATGTGGCCGCCGCCGGCTGCAGGGTCGCGCACACGCTTGGTCTTTGTGTCGATGCCGTATGGGCGCAGCACCTCGTTGATCGGTGCGCGCGTCGCCCATGGCGGCGTCGGGAAATAGTCCAGCGACCCGCGAGGATGCGAGCGCTGGGCCATTACCGCCGAGGACGTGAGCGCGTTCATCCGGCTACTCGATCAGGCTCATGCCGCAATGCGGCATGTTTTCAGGGTCGGTGGGGTTGCCGCGGCAGAACATGCGAAGATGGTTTTTGGGACCAACCAGCGCGAACCGTAGGCTACCCCCGCAACGTGGGCACTCGGCAATTCGCTGCCGCTCGGATGCCGCGATCATTTCCCGCTTGTGCTGCAAGGCGGTTGTGAGGACTTCGCCGATCCGCTGGAGCTGCTCTTCGGAATTCATCACTTGCCCGCCTTCCTGGCGGCGCGTACGCGCTTGCCGAGTTCGTTCATGACCGTGATCCACTCAGCGCTGGTCAGATTGCGGTGAGTTTCATCCCGGTCGATGAGATCGGTAACGACGGGCCAGAAGTCGGATGCGCCGTTGGGGCAAAGGATCGCCCATTGTGCAGAAGCTATCTTGAAGGCATCGAGGTTCGCCCAGGGCGTGCCGGTGCGATCGTTGCTCCAGTCGACGCGTGCATCGCGCTTCATGCGCGCTTTGATAGCTTCGATGACGGCGCGAGCGTCTTCCCAATGGTGGACGAAGCGCACATCGTCCACCGGTGTCTGGCGTTTAACGAAGCCGATGAGCGCCGCATCGTCAGCGTCTGGAACAACTCCAAGGTTCCACGCGGCGATCCACAGCGCCTGCAGCTTCTTCGCGTATTTGCCTGTGAGCTGGCGACGGCCGCCTGGGCGACGATCGGCCGTGCTGAAGCCGAGGCGGCGCAGCTCGGTGACGACGGCGTCCTTTTCGGTCGAAGACATCAGCGTGAGGCTGGGCTTGCCGGTGACGCGCTCATAAATAGCGCGACGACCGTCTTCGTCGATGCCGAGCTGCTTGCAACCGGTGTGGATGGCGGCGATCGCGGAGGTCATGACAGCTTCCTTTCGAGAGTGGCGGCGAACATGTCGATGGACACGCTCGCCACTGGCATGGGGGCGCAAGGGTCATCGTCCAGGAAGAGCGCGAACCTTTCGCTGTCGCGCTGGACGATGCGGACGCCGTGCTCCTCAAACAGTTCGACGAGGGCTTCGACAAAGGCCTGCCGATTGGGGAAGTGTCTCATGCTGCACCTCCGATCGACTTGACTGCGGGAACGGTGGGAAAGGCGTCGTGGGTCACACCGTCGAGCATTCTGCCCGTGTGCTTCTTGCCAGCCCGAATCATGCTGTGTTCGGGGTCGAGTTCATCGCACCACATCGGGCGGTCCCAGAACTCCCATTCCTCTCCGTCCCATTCTGCCCACTGGTAGCGGCTGATTTCCGGGTTGTCGGGGAGGTCTACCGAGCCGAGCTGCGGAGCCCACTCGCCCCACTGCTTGAGGTGAAACGGCTTGCCGGCTGCAGCGGCCTGGTCACGAAGGCTGCGCATCCAGTCCGGGTGCGTCGGTCGTGCCTTGTGCCCGCCCTGGTCGGTCTCGCCGCCGACTATGATCCAGTCTGGCAGCCATGACGGCGTAGCGACTATCTCGCCGATCAGCGGTTCAAATGAGCCGAACGTGAAGAGCGGCTGCAACTCAATCTTCGCCACCTGGAGTGCCGGTAGGTTCTCGTCCGCACGGGGCTGATCTTCGCAGGTGGCGCCCAGCGCGGCATTTGCCGGCAGGCCGCCGGCCTCGTCCGCGAGCTTGACGATGTTCTGAGGCCTCTTCGTCAACAGAAGGTAGACGAGGTTCGGCGTCTTCCGCATCACCTCGAACGCGTCGGCTCGCCACTGCGGATCAACCTGATTGTCGAAGATGTCGGCAAGGCTGGCACAAAAAACAAACGGCCGGTCGCCATCTTTCTCGGCCTGACGCTGCCAGCGAACAGGATCGTTCCAGGTGTGCTTGCCGGTGCGGACGCGCGGATGGTTGCCCCACTGGACCTTGCCATAGCGCTTGTCCATGAGAGCCTCGGCATAGCAACCGTCGCAGGCCGGGGTGAGCTTGGTGCAGCCCATCCACGGGTTCCAGGTGTGACGTGTCCACGAGATGGCGGAGTTTTCAGCCATGATCGCCTCCGATCGCCACGCTGCCATCCGGGTTGAGGTAGCGGAGCTTCCAAGTCGGGTGATAGCTGCCCGCGTGGGTCTCACCGTCCAAACGGATTTTGAGCTTGGCGCTATAAGTGCCGATGATCGTGCCGAGGCGCGGGCCGGCTTTGTCGCCGGTGTATTCGATGCGGTCGCCGCGCTTTGCGGGCACACGGTAAGCATCGCGGATGTAAGCCATGGTCATGCCGCACCTGCCTGTGCCTGCTCGGCTTCGTGCTGAGTGCGAGCGATATTGATGACCGCCGGCCCGATCTCTTCGAAGTTTTCGACATAGAGATAGCCAACGCGGAAGTATCCCCAGCCACTCAGGAAGAACAGCCCGTCACGATTGTAGCGGCGAACGCAAACCTCATACTTGACGACAAAACCGCTGCGAGAGGCGGAAATTAGCGCCTCTGCCCAATCTTCCACGCCGTCGTCGTCATGCTTTAGTTCTGGCAGCGCTGCGAAAATTGGAAGTGTCGGCTCATCACAATCGTCGTAGAGCTCTCGCAACCATTCCGGAGGACTGTCAGGGGCCCCGATCATTCCAAGCGGGAAGATCCCGGCGACGCGAGCCTCTTCCTCGAATAGTGCCATGTTGTAGCTGGTCATCGCCGCACCTCACGCCTTGGCCAAGTCGATAGTGATGGCTGCCCAATGCGCATCGAGTGTCGGCCGAGCGTAGAAGCGCACATACTCCTTCGACCCGGTAACGCGGATCGAAGCGCGAATAGCTTCCATGGCCTTCTTCCAGCGCGTGTCGTCTATCTCCAGCCGCAGCAGCATGAACAGCTCGGACTTGTTGATCTGGCCTTCCTTGTCGGTGTTGAAGGCACGGGTGACGATCGTCTGAATTTCCGGCCGGCTCTCGATCGACCATTCATTCAGGCACTCGTCGATGAGCGCCTTGGCGATCTGAAGCTGCGGCCCGAACGCGATCTGGTCGGCGACCTGCACCTGGACACGCATCAGGCCGTCAAACGACTGATACGTCTTGTTGCCCTTCTTGCCGCCGATCGACGCCCCATACTCCTGGGCGAGCAGCTGATCGAAGGAGGAAATGTCCGCCATCGTATGGTCGCGGAAGCGGGTAATGCGTGCGCTGAGGTCGGTAGCGAAGGCGATGATCTTTCGCACCATCTCGTCCTCAAGCCTATCTTCGGGCTTGATGTTGACGGCGGGGACGAGGTTGCCCTTGGCATCGTGCATGTATTCACGGCCATTGACGATTGTGACGCCCTCGGCCGGCGTTTCTTCCAGGATTACAGCTTCCATTATTTCGGTCCTTCTCGGCTTTGGCGATAGGCACGGCGCAGTCCGGATGCGGCCGCGACAAGCGCGTTGATGGCGGGCACCTCGTCCCGCGTGTGTCGGGAGTTGTCGACGCGGGCGACGGCCCGCGTGACGTTCTTGATCGCCTGTTCGAGCGCTTCGTCGAGGCTGCGGCGCCGTTCTTTCGACGCCGCGGTTTCGCCGTTGATGGCGGCCATGCGATCTCTCACGATCCCGTCGATTTCCGGCGCAAGCCGGTCCAGCAGGACGTCCTTCGAAATAGCGAAGGTGAGATCGATGGCGCTCACGCGGCGCTCCCGCCATCGGTCGGCGAGCGCGGGAACGGCAGGATTTTCGCGCTAGTCCCGCAAGCGTCGCGCAGCTTCAGTTCGGCGAGGTCGAGATCGTCTTCCAACTCCTCCGCCATGGCGATGAAGGTATTGAAGCGCCGGATCAGAGCGTCACGGGTTTCTTTCAGGTGGTCGGAAAGATGCGTGCTCATCCTTTCCTCCCAAAATCCGGCCGAACGATCTTTCCGTCGGCATCTTCCGCCATGTGCTGAAGGTGTTCGGTCGCGAGGTTTTCGACGATCACGCGGCCCGAGCGAGCGACCTCGGCAAGGCGAAGCGCCCCGACTTCACGTTCCGTGACGGCCACCATTTTCCGAATGGTCGCGAGCCGTTCGACCAGCTTGTCGAAATCGGCGCCGGGGAAGCTGACCTCATCACCACCACAATGGGGGCTCAGTTCGCGGACGAGGGCGTCCAGGTGTTCGCTGGGGAGTGGGCGGGCGGCCATTATTCGCCCTCCACTTCGCGGTTCGCCCAAGCAGCTTCCAGATGCTTGCGCTCAAGTTCTGATGCCCGGCGCTGAGTGGCGAGGCAAGCCATCTTGATCGTGCGGTCGATCTGGCGGAGCGCGCCGCCCTTCTGGCCGATGCCGACCAGCGTCTTGACGCAGGAAGGATCGGTCACGCCCCATGCTTCAATGAAGGTGCGGATATCGGCGCCGAGACCCGGATCGCGTTTTAGATTCTTGTCGATACGGCTGAGGATCTGGTCACGGCTGGCGGTCTGGTCGATCGCCTGCGACATCTTCTTGCGAACTTCCTCGTTGCCCACCAGGGCGATGCCGACACGATAATTGTCGGAGAAGTACCGCAGCTGGTTGACGCTCTCAGCACTTGCGTGCTGCGCCTCATCGATGATGAGAAGCGCGCGATCGCCTGCCCGCGACAACCGCTCGCCGACCACATCCACGAGTTCGGCCGGATTGTAGACGCGCACCCCGAGCCGGCGGGCGAGCAGACTCATGACGCCGTGAACCGACTTCACCTTCGGGTTGAGGGTGACCATATGCACATGCGGCTTGACGCGATGATACTCGCGGCATGCTGTCGTCTTGCCTCGCCCGGCGACCAGGGTAATGGTCACGAATCCGGTCATGGTCTGCGCCAGAAGCAAGGTGGCGTGGATTTCCCGCGCGGCCAGCGTCCGCAGGAAGTTCGGCCCTTCGGGCATTGCAGCCTCGACCGCGGCGCTTTCCTCGACCGCGTCGAGCCAGCGCTCGACGATGCTGTTCTGGTTGTCGAGGACGCCCAGGAGGGTGCCCGACAACCACTGCGAGAACGAGCTTTCCGCCATGCCGATGCGTCGGCCCGTCTCGACTTTGGTCCAGCTATTTTTCGCTGCTATGGTGGCAACGCTCTCGCGCAAGCGTTCCCAAGTGGCCACTTCCTCGGCCGAGTGCTTGGCGACGAACTTCGCCACCGGTTCAGGCAGGTCCCATGTGGCAGGGATTGCATTTATAAGATCAAGCATTACAAAGGTTCCTATTGAGCTATCGATTGGGCGGGTTTCACGGACCCGCCCGATTTTTTGTCGGAACCGTACTCACTACTTTTCGGTTCTGCGCTTGCGGCCGGACGCGCGACTTGCCGGCCGATCCCCTTGCGGGAATGGTATGATCGAGCTGTCGCCCGAAATCAGGGAAAGGCCGCGGGCAAGCCCGGCCTCGTATTCGTCCGCCGTCATGACATCGGTATCCGCGATCGCCTCTACGGCGAGGTTTCCGGTCACGAGGCGGGTGATGGTGGGGCGGATCGGCTCGGCCTTGGCCGGCGTCTCGTCCATGTAGAGTTCGCCGAGTTGCGATGGCGTGAGCTGCTTGTGCAGCTTCGCCTTGGCCTTGTTGAGCTTGACGAGGTTGCGGCGGTTGCGCTCATGGCGGGCGGCCGCGGCCTGCTCGTTGAAGCCTGCTTTCTCGGTGCAGGGCGCATCGCAGATGAAGCGGCCGTCCGGATCATAGACCTTGACCGGTTGGTGCAGCTTGTCGGGATCGAAACGGACGGTCACATGTCGGCCCATCCATTCGTTCAACTCCGGCGCCCAATAGACGTTGCGCTGGAAGTGGATTTCTCCGTTGCGCGCCCGCGTCTTGATGACCTTCGCGGCAAGCATCCAGAGCGAGCGCTGCGCCTCTGTCGCCCGGCGCACGATCGTGGCGGGATGACGCATGCTTTCTGCAAACGTTTCGTCGAAGCTGCGGCCCTTCGCCGTCTCAGACCGGCGGCCGGGGCGGGCGTTGTGCTCGGCGATCCGCTCGGCCACATGCCGTTCCAGAACGTCGAGAGGGACGGCCCACTGGCGATAATTTTCGGGCTTGTTTTCCGGCTTGTTGCCCGTATAGGCGCCGGACATGGCAGGGTGCTTCGAGATCTCCTCGGCCAGATCCTTCCAGGCGCGCTCGATCGGCTTCGATTGGCCCGAATACGGCTTCGTGAAATGCGGCTCGATGTCGAGCGTCTTCAATAGACCGGCTACTTCGCCTTCGATCTTCTTGAACCGGTTGCGGCTGGCGGCGCGGCCCGAAATCATCTTCGACGCGAAGGCCCGACCGTTGTCCATGTAGAGGTGGTCGGGAATGCCGTAGTCTTCGACCATGTCGCCGACGCAGGCGCGCACGACGTCCCACGTCTCGGCCTCGCATAGCCGCCAGGACAGGATCTTGCCGGAGTAAATATCCTGAATGCCGAGCAGGATGACGCGATCCGTCACCTTGCCCGACGCTTCGGCGGACTTCCACGGCACCTGCACAAACAGGTCGAGCTTGTGGCCGTCGGTGTTGGTGATCTCCATCGCGTGCAGGTGCGACTTGGTGCGGATCTGGCTCGGATACAGCTGCTCGGCGCGCTTGCGGCCTTCCCGTGTCAGGATCTGCACCGCACGCGGCACTTCCGCTTCCATGCGACGGCGAAGTGTGCGCTCTTCGGGGATTGGGGCCCAGCCGTTTTTCTCGGCAGCAGCCTTCATGCGCCGGTAGCAAGACGAAAACGTCGGCTTTTCTGAGCGCAGGTAATCGGACTTCAGCGCAGACCATGCCAGTTCGTGGCAGGGTGCGGTGTTCGAAACGGTGCCGTCCTCGGCATAGGCAGGCGCGAGGGCAGGCAGCCAGTCTTCGCGAGGGACCGCAGAAAGCTTCTTCCGCAGGTCGTAATAGGTCGACGAAGATACCCCGAACTTCCGCAGAACCGGTGCCAAGGTCTCTTCAACAGTCAGCAGCGAACCGGCAGCTTCACGCTTTGCCAAGGCGTCTTCGGCAGAAATGATCAGCGCGTGGCGCTGATGCGCCACCTGCCGGTGTTCTTCCGTCATGGCCTCGAAGGTTTTCCAATAGAGAGCCCGGCGCGCCTCGCGCGTTTCGGCCAGCGTGGCGTCACGCTGCGCCATCTGTGCAAGCTTCGCCTGGGCAAGGCTAGGAAGCAGCGAGACATGATATTCCCACGCCGGCTTGGTGCTGGTCGGCACCTGCCGGGCAAGGTCCGGCCGGCTGCGCCAACCGGCCTCGTTCACGAGGCGCTTCAGGCTGGAAATGCTGGCGGGCAGACCCGGCAGGCGCAGATCGAACAGGGCATCAATCGTAAACCAGCGATCCATCAGCGCTTGCCCCGCGATTGCAGACGGATCGGTTTCGCCGTGAGCCGCTTAAGCTCCGCGTCGAGGCGCCGCCGCTCCTGGCGGCAGAAGGCAATCTCTGCGAGCACGGCCTCTTCGCCGATCAGCACCGTGACGCCCTGAAGGGATGCGGCCTCGTCCCAAAGCCACAGCGCATCGGTGGCGTGAGCAAGGGCGGCGAAGCGCGGCAAGGTGATATCGTGGTTCTTGCTCTCGGCGGTGTAGGCGTCCAGGCTGGCCTTGTTGATCGACGGGAGGCCTAGATATTGCGCCATGCGGGCGGCGATGGTCGGCCTGTCATAGGGGCATTCGCGGATGGCGCGCGCCATCGCCCGTTTCAGTTTGGCGCGGTAGCGGTCGAGGTCGAGTTTCTGCGCCGGGTCGCGAACCGGGAATACCGGTTCCAGGAAGAAGTCGAGCTGGGTGTGATCGCGCTTCATGCCGCGGCCTCCAGGAAGGAAAGGTCGGAGGTCTCGCCGATATGGTCGAGCACGCGGCGGATCGTGGCGTCGTCGGCCTTTTCGAGCAGCTTGCAGACCTTGGCGAAAATCGCCTCCTGCGCATCGACGACGGCCTTCGGAGCCTTGTCCGTCGCCAGAACTTTCTTCAGGTCCGGCTCGAATTTCAGCGCGGCGGCAATCCCGGTTTGCTCGTGAACTGGCATGCCGGCCAGCTTCAGCAGAAGCTTCTGATCGTGCTCATAGCCCGTGCCGCGCAGGGCGGCGCGCAGCATGGGGTGCAGCTTGAGGCCGATCTTTGTGACGTTCTTGTAGGTGCTCGCACCAAAGCCGAGGCGGTCTTGAACCCTCTGTGAAAGCTCCTTGCCGGGAGCGAAAATAACTGGCCAATCGTTGGCCTGTTTTTTCGGCCGCCCGCCCTTCGGGTCGATCCTGCCGTGTTTCTCTTCGAATATCTCGCGGAACTTCACGACGAAGATTGCGCGATCGAGTTTCGATAGATCGTTTCGAAATATGTTCTCAGAGAGTTCGATCAACTGCGCCTCGGCGGCGTCGGCCGAGACCACAATCGCCTCGATCTCCTCCCAGCCGTTCATCCGGGCAGCTTCCAGGCGGTGGCCGCCGGCAATCAGCGTATAGGGCGTCTTGCCACCACCGGCGGCGGGCGTCGCGCGTACGGTAATCGGGTTGATTAGGCCACGGTCGACCATGTTCCCGGCGATAGCCGCCGCGTGCTCTAGGTCCACCGGACGAGCACGGTCGCCGACAAGAATTTGGGTGAGGGGAATGGACTTAAGCATGGCTTACGCTGCTTCCTCTTGCGATGCGATCAGTGCCAGCAGCGAACGCGCGTGCTCCTTGATCGTCTGGTAATGGTTGGCAAAGCGCGGGTACTGCAGGCGGGCGTCGATGGTGCGCAGCGCTCGGTTGATGGCCTCGCGGGAACGCTCCTCCATCTCGACGACGCGCCGCTTCGGCCAGCCGCATTCCCGGATCATCAGGTGCATGACGACTTGGCGGGCGAGGGCGGCATCGAACCACTCGTGCGGCGGGTCGAGAATGTCCGCGGCGGACAGATGCGGGAAGCCATCACGCACCGCGACGGTGCAGACATGCATGCAGGCCTCATAGAGCGCCTTCTGGTCGTAACGGTTCACCATCACATCACCCGCATCACAAGAGAGGTGATCGCGGCCACAAGACCGGCCAGGGCTACGCAAAACAAAAGCACCTGGTCGGCTACCCGGCACACGGGTGAGCGGGATGGAATGAATGGGTTGCGGTTGTCTATTTCCGAGTGTCGTTTCGACATTGGCGAAGGCCCTGAAATCGGGGAGGGTCGGGGGACAGACAGCAAGTGAAAGGAATCGGGAATGGATGAAGATCGGCTGACGCGGGAGCAGATGTTGGAGGCGCGGATAGCCGGCCTTGAGCGCCGCATCGAGCAGTTGGAGCACTGGACGGGCGCTGATGAGGACGGGAACTGGACCGGAGCGGATGCGACTGTGGCAGATCGCTTGGAGATCCAGCAGATGATCATCATGCATCTGCTGCAGCATTTGCAGTATCTGATCCCCGAATTCACCGTTGAGAAGCTTAAGCGCGGCATCCACCTCATTGAGGACGGCATCCAGGCAGGCGCGTCGGCTGCTACCGATGCCCCGCCGGAAATCGTGCGATCAGTGGCTGAGAAGAGGCGTGAGATCATTGATGACTACCTTCCGGACTAGCCGAGGCAGCGGCGACCGCGGCCGAATAAAGCGCGGATATATCTTCGCCGGTGATGGAGCGGGCAGCGGCTTTTGCTGCGGCGGCATATGCTCGCCGCGCGCGCTTCTGGCGGGCGCTTGCTTCTCGTTCGTCGAGGTCCGCGCGGTCCATCACGCGGCCTCCTGCGCAGCATCCAAAGAACGACGGCGCGTATGGCGATAGTTCTCTGCCGGCTGGGGCGTGATGCGGCGGCCATCGGCGTGATAGCGCGTGCGCCAGAGATACTCGGGGCGGGTCTTAAGTGCCGCGGCGATGGCGCGCTCGCCCGCAAGATGGGGCTCGTGGACGGCATTGCCTGCCGTCCCTGCCGGAAGATTGTAGGCCTTGTCGATACCTGTAAGGGTGAGCTTCGCAAGGGTAAGGCGGCCGCGGATGCGGGCAACCTCTTCAAGACGGCGGCGTTCGGCGCGGCTGGTCTTGTCGCTCGTGGAGGCACGATGCATAAATAAATCCTTGATCCAGATGGGGAGGCCCTGGCCGGCCTCCTTTTTTGGGGTGATGTAGTCTGCGAACACAGAAAGGAGTAACCCAAAATGGGTGTCATGACAACACCCAAAATGGGTTCATTGAATGGCGACAGACAGGGAACTTTGGAAGGCTGCCGGCAAGCGCCTCGCTGCCGCGCGAAAACACGCCGGCTACGACCGACTGGCCTTCGCCAATGAAGTCGGGTTGGCGGAGCCGACCATCGCAAAGTATGAGCAAGGTGCTCGTGAAATACCGATTTCGCTGCTCCACTGGCTTTCCGAGAGCCACGGAGTGAACGGCAATTGGGTCATCACCGGGCATGGCAACATGCTCGGCGATCCGTCTAAGGGACCGGCGCCGAGCACCGGCGTCGATATCGTCCTGCTCCAGCAGCTCCACGACGCGGTCCAGGCCGTCTTCGTCGAGTGCAAGCAGACGCCGCCGCCTCGCGCTGTGACCGCCGAGGCGGGCGAACTCTACAATCAGCTGCTGGGGATGGTCGCGGACATTCGCGACAAGGCGGTGGTGACGGCTTTGATACCGGTGCTGCGCCAGCGCTTCAAGGAACGGATCGCTAATGCCGCGCCTGGTACTGGGAAACGCGAGGCCTCATGATTGTAAAACCATGTCTGAACGTTCGCGAATCTGGCGCAGAGCCGAGCGTTCCCGGTTATGCGAACCGGGTGAAATGCATCGACGAGATGGAAAGGGAAGCGTGA